ACAATGCTCACCTATTATAAGACATTATAAGAATGCTTTTAACAGACCAAGACCATACCAAGTTGCAGATTTATATAATAAAAAATTAAATAGGTATGTATCTAACACTGCAAAGACTCCAGCGTATCCATCAGGACACGCAATGCAACCTATGGTAGTAGCATTACATTATGGTAAAAAGTATCCTAAGCATAAAGATGCATTTATTAAGGGTGCTAAGATTTGTGGCTATGGTAGAGTTATAGCTGGGATGCATTATCCATCTGACTATGATGCTGGTATAGAGCTTGCATATAAAGTTATGCCGTTTATGAATTATGAAAAGTTTTAAAGAATTAAGAGAATGGGTTTATATGGACCCAGGTAGTAAAAGAATCATGGTTGTCCAAGATAAAAGTGGCAAACCTGCTGTATATAAATCTGAAGCAGAAGCTGAAAAGAAAGCTAAAGAAATAAAAGGTGCCGTGATACGACATAAAGATAAGATATATGTACAAGTAAAACAAGACCCTACTGTAAGAAAAGCTACAGGTATGGATAACCTACAAGCTGAAGCTGATAAAAGAACACCTCGTAAAAAAGGACAACATACTGGTAGTTCTAGTCATAGCGACCTATATACAGATGAGGATCCACGTGGTACAATAAAGGGATTAGGATTTAAAGATGCTGATACCGCAAAGAAAGGAATAGAGATAGTAAATAAAGCAGATAGAAAACATGCACATAAAGTCCAAGCAACATTAGTTATGCAACAGAGAGCAAAAGTGGCAATAGGAAGAACAAAGGATCCAGAGAAAAAAGCAAATCTTAAAGCTGCTTTCAAAATATGGACTGCTCATTTAGAAAAACTAAAAGCAAAAACAAAGGAAATGAACAAGTGAGATTTATAAACTATTTAGCTGAATCCAAGAACACTCATATGACTCATATTGAGGATTTAATCTTGGACGGTGGAGTTAAGGGGGCACGCCAGGCTATCCTAGCGCTCAGGTCAATGAGGGATATGTTGAGCGGTAACACAAAAGCACCTATTGATGTTACGGTCAAATGGGACGGTGCCCCCGCCGTTTTTGCAGGTGTTGACCCAAGTGATGGTCAATTCTTTGTTGCTAAAAAAGGTATATTTGCCAAGAACCCAAAAGTTTACAAGAATCATGATGACATAGATGCAGATACTTCCGGAGATTTAAATCGTAAATTAAAATTAGCCTTTGATAATTTAAAGAATCTTGGTATTACAGATGTAATACAAGGTGACTTTATGTTTGAGAAAAAGGATTTAAAAAAGGAGAAGATAAATGGTATTGGACATATTACTTTCCACCCTAATACTATCGTATATGCTGTTCCAACTGGTACGCCTTTAGCCAAAGAAATTTCTAAAGCTGAAATTGGTATAGTATGGCATACATCATATAGTGGTGGTTCTTTTGAAACAATGAAAGCAGAGTTTGGTAGAGATATAGTACCTAAACTAAAAAAGACAAGTAAAGTATGGATGGTTGATGCTACACTACGGGATTTATCAGGTACAGCAACATTAACATCAAAGGATTCCTTAGAAATATCTAAAAAATTATCAGATGCTGGTAAAATATTTAAAAAAATCTCAAGTACTGTTCTTAAAGAAATAGAACAAAATAAAGAACTTAATCTTATTATTAATGTTTATAATAATAGAATGGTAAGAAAAGGCCAAAGAATAAATAATACCAAGAAACATGCTACAGGATTAGTAATGTTTGTAAATGATAGGTATGCTAAAGAAATAGAAAAAAGAAGTTCTCAAAAAGGAAAAGATGTACAAATAAGTAAGAGAGATGAATTATTAAAGTTTTTTAGTAAAGGAAACATAAATACTTTAAAATTAGTATTTGATTTGCAAAATTTAGTTATCGATAGCAAATTAATTATTATAAATAAATTAAACAAATTGTCTAAAATAGATACGTTTGTTAAAACTAAATCCGGATTTAAAGTCACCGGTGTGGAAGGCTTTGTGGCTATAGATCGTATGGAAGGTGGAGCTGTTAAGTTAGTAGATAGGATGGAATTTTCTACTAATAACTTCAGCAAAGATATTATAAAAGGCTGGGATAATCCAGGCTAATGGGAACCGAGGATATAAATGTCAATCAAATCATTTAGTGATTTTTTAACTGAAGAGACTAAAGAAGTAAGCTTTGTCTTTGGACGATTCAACCCTCCTACTATAGGGCATGAGAAACTATTTGAATACGTGAAGAAAGTATCACGTGGTGGTACATATAGAATATATGCATCAAAATCTCAAGACCCTAAAAAGAACCCATTAAACTTTAAAGAAAAAATTAAATTCTTACGCAAGATGTTTCCTAAAAGTGCTAGGAATATAATGTCTGATAAAGATGTAAGAACTGCACTAGATGTAGTAGTAAAGCTTTATGACCAAGGGTTTACAAAAGCAACAATGGTTGTAGGAAGTGATAGAGTAAATGAATTTAGAGTACTATTAAATAAGTACAACGGAAAAAAGTCAAGACATGGCTTTTACAATTTCGAGTCAGGAATTAATGTGGTAAGTGCTGGAGAACGTGACCCAGATGCAGATGGTGCAACTGGTATGTCAGCATCCAAAATGAGAGGCGCCGCTCAACAAAATGATTTGCAATTATTTGCTAAAGGCCTCCCATCAAATTACAATGGACTCGATTTATTTAATGCAGTAAGAAAAGGTATGGGACTAAAAGAATCACATAATTTTAGAAACCATATAGAGTTACCACCTGTATCTGAAACTAGAGAAGAGTATATAGAAGGAAACTTATTTAAATCAGGTGATATGGTAAGAGTTAAAGAATCTAATGAAATAGGTGAAATCTTACTGTGTGGCAGTAATTATGTTTTAGTAGAAACTGAAAGTGTTAAGAAAAGATATTGGTTAGATGATGTAGAACTAACTGAAGACTATGGTGCAGGATTCATTGGTACTAAAAAGCTACTAAAGAAATATATGAAAGATACTCCTTTTTCTGAAAAGAAACAAGAAGACCCAGATATTGGTAAGGAGAGAAAAGGACAGCAGCCGAAAGGTTACTATGCAAAAGATGCTAAAGGCAAGGAGATGAAAAAATCTACAAAACTTGCCAGAGCTCGTCATTTTGCAAAGTATGGTAAGATGGACGATGATAATCCTAGAGCGTATAAGAAAGCTCCTGGTGATGCATCTGCAAAAACAAAACCGTCTAAACATACAAATAAATTTAAACAGATGTATGGAGAAATGGCAGAACATTTAACATTCGAAGATTTTTTGGTCGAAGCACCTAACGTTGATAAAGCTCTGAAAAAGAAAGCTGATAAATCTGGTATGCCTTTAGGTATACTAAGAAAAGTTTTTAATAGAGGAGTTGCTGCATGGAAAACTGGTCACAGGCCTGGTACTAACTCAGTACAATGGGGATTAGCAAGAGTTAATTCATTTACTACTAAAAGTAAAGGTACCTGGGGTGGAGCAGATAAAGACCTAGCAGCTAAAGTTAGGGGTTAATAATGGCTGACTTTAAACTGACACCTAATAGAGAAAAGGAGTTAGAAAAAATAGCAAAGGATTTGCCTGATGCTGATTTTAAGAAGCGTTATGGTAAAGACTGGAAATCAGTAAAGATTGCTACTGCAATGAATATATTAAAAAATAAATTAGGATTTAAAGAGGATAAAATGAAATTTAAAGATTTAAGAAATAATTTAGCTGAAGGTAAGAATTTTAAGAAAAGTAAATTCAGCGATGACCAAATACTAAAAGCAATAGAGATAGCAACATCTATGGGCGGTGCTATGACACCAGCATACAAAAAAATTGAAAAGATAGCTAGAGGTTTAGGAAATGACTTTTATGTTGCTAAGGCTTTAAGATTAGCTAATGAAGGTGCTATGAATGAAGCACTAGAAGATGGAGCCGGTGAGAACTCAGCAGCAGTTCAATATGCTAAAGATACACCAGGACAGAATGTAAACGAATTAAATAAAAAGCAAAGATTAGATATGATTCGTAAAGCAGTTGAACGAGTTAAGAAAAAGAATGATGCTAAAGCTAAAAAAGACGCCATGCGTATGATGAAGCAAGCCGGTATGTTTGATGAAGATGCTGGTGACCATAAACATCCACATAAAAAACGAAACTATGGCAATTAAGTTTAAAAAAGCAAGACAAAAATTTAAATCATATACCGATGCTGATAAAGCAGTAGATAAAGACGGTGATGGTATAAAGTCAAATGAGCTAGACGAGGCATTAAACTTAGTCTTATCGTTTGGACTAAAAGGTAATTTGCCAGACGGTGATGGTAAAAAATTAATAGATGTATTGGCTAAAAAATCAAGAGTAAAAGTAAAACATATGATGGGTGGATTTGAAGTATATGGCGACCCTGTAAGTCTAAGTAAATTTTTAAACAGTGTAGTTAGTAGTAAACCATTATTAAAGTTTTTAGATACGAAGTAATGAAGCAATTTAAAGAACATATTAACGAAAAGAAAGATATGACGGCCATATCATCTTGGAAGAAAAAGCTTAAAAAGATGAAAGGGCTAACTAAGCAACAGATGCAGTTGCTTTCAACATTACCTACTCCAGTAATTACAAGTTTAATTAATACCGTAGGTATGGTTGTTGCTGATACTGAAAAGGATAAACCAGAAGTGAAAGAAGCTCCTTTTGTTGCAGATAATATGACGATAGTTGACAGTATACTCGATAAAATTAAAGATGATATACTTAAACTATCTATTAAAGGTCAATTTGAGAGAGCAATGCCAAAGTTACAATTATTAGCAAAAATGGCTGGCTATAAGATTACTAAAAAAGGACAGCAAAAAGGTAAAACTTTTAGATACGATATTAAAAAATGAAATCATTTATTCAATACATAACAGACGGTAAAGGTGCCAAGAAGTACAAGGGAGAACCTTGGAAAGATGGCTTTAAGAGAAGAGTTGTAAAAACAACTAAACCAGAACATAAAGAAAAAGGAATGAACTGGAGAATAAAAGGTAAAGATAGAGATGAAATTTCTATAAAGCTTTACAAGACAAAACCAGATTATAAAGAATTTGTAAAACAAATGAAGAGGGTTGCAGGACATGAGTTCGGTGGTTAATTTTAAATCATTTAGAGAAAGATTTGGATTGTATGAGGGTGTACATGTACCTTTAGAACAACCTATGCTTGAGGAAGAAGAGTTAAATAAACCAAAAAGAAACTCAGGAGATGGCAAGAAGTATGTAGTATACGTAAAGAATCCACAAACAGGGAATGTAAAGAAAATCCAGTTTGGAGATAAAAAAGGTGGACTACCGGCACGAATAAATGATAGGGAAGCTGCTAGAAACTTTGCATCACGACATAATTGTGACACAAAGACAGATAAGTTATCCCCTGGATACTGGGCTTGTAGGTTACCAAAATATGCAAAAGAATTAGGACTGAAAGGTGGCGGAAACTATTTTTGGTAAATTTCCATTTATGTCGGAACACGATGTAGGTGGTGAAATAAGAGAGTTCTCATCTGATACAGAGGATGCTGAATTTGTTTGGCATCGTGATGATGAAGATAGAGAAATGGAAGTTTTAGAAGGTGAGGGTTGGCAATTTCAATATGAAAATTGTTTACCATACCATTTAAAAAAGGGGATGATTTTTGATATAAATCGTGGTGATTTTCATAGACTAATCCGTGGTTATAATAAACTAAGAGTAAGGATAATAAGAAAGGATGGATAAAGAATCAAACCAGGTTTATACTATTCAAGCACAGAGGCTCGATAGAATAGAAGAAAAAATTGACCAAATGGCGGAAGCTATTGTTGCTCTGGCTAGAGCGGAAGAAAAGATACATACTTTAACATCTTTTAGTAAACAACAGTCAGAACAAATTCAAAATCTTATAAATAGATTAGACAGAGTTGAAACTAGCGTTACAAGTAATTCCAACACTGTCGCTTTAATAAACAAAGTATTTTGGATTATCGTGGTTGGCTTAGTGTCAGCAATAACATGGGAATTCATTTTACATAGTAATATCGTTGGAGGATAAAACATGAAATTAAACGATGTAATAACCGCAGATATTGCCTCCACAGTCAAAGACGTGTTGGAAGGTAAAGCTGTAAGTAAAAAAGAGGAAGTAAAATATCCTCAAAAAATGTACCACCCTGAAAGCAAGGATGTAGTCGAAGTAAAATCAAAAGAGGAAGCTAAAGGCTATGCAGCTAAAGGTTATGTGGTCAAAGAGGTTGATGAACCAAAATCTCCTGATGGAAAGAATGGTCCACAGTCCGGTGAAAAAGATTTTAAAACTAAACATGCTGTTAAAAAGTCCGGTGAAAAGGAAGATGGTACAGTAATGAAAGAAGAAGTTGATGATGAGGAAGAGGAAGAAGATCCTGAGCCCGTATCACCTAGTGAAGCTGAATCAGTTGTTGAAGAAGTTACTATTTCTATAGATGAAAAAATTAAAGCCGGTAAAGGAAAAGGAAAGGCTGATATAGACTATATTGGTTCTTCTGATTTATCAAAGAAATTAGAAAAGAAATACAGAATAAAAATTAAATCAACTGGCCAAACATCAGCTGATATAATGGGTGATAAGAAAAACCTAGTAAACTTTTTATCTGACTATATGATGATTGATGATGAAGATATCGAAGATTTATATCCGGACCTTGCTGAAGAAAAAGAAGTAGCTGATGAGCAATCTGAAAAGCAAAAAAAATATAAAGCTTTCTTTAATAAAGCTCTGAAAAAGTATGGTGTTAAATCACCTGCTGAATTAAAAGGAGATAAGAAAAAAGAATTCTTTAATTATGTAGATAAAAACTACGATGCAGGCGAAGGCGAGTCTGACTAATTAATTTACATCTGCGTAAGCAGGTATATATAATATATAATGAAAGTATTTGATAAGTTGACTAATAAGAATTTTAAGCTCTATGCAGCTCAGCATTATAATAATCCTGAGTGTACAGATGTTGAGGAATTTCAGCAAGATTTAAATAGATTTAAATATTTAAAACGATTGTTGACTAGGTATGATTTGACCGGTGAATTACAGGAAAGATTAATACTAAACCATCTTATAGTTTTATACAATGTGTTTGGTATTAAACCATGTAATAGAATGATACTTTTCAAAATAAATGATAGTCATTATCACTACATTAAACCTTTCCTAGTTTACTTACATTATTTAGCTGAAGACGAAATGGTAGATGTGGGTATGGACCCTCATATAGTAAATATATTAAGAGAAGTTTAATGACAATAATTAAAGAAGGACTAATATCAAGAACTGGTGATTTAATCTATGCTTTTAGATTTTTAAAGTTACTGGTAACTCCCTTCGAAAAAACAAAAGCTTTTGAGTTAGGTATTATTGATAAAGATGGTAAAGTATTAAAAAAGAAAGCTGAGAGAAAGACTGAAGCAGAGCAATCAGCATTTACATACTTTCATAGATTAGTATTTAACATTAAAAAGCTTTTAGGTAAAATCCCTGGTGGTAAATCCGTCATAGCCAGGTATGGTGCTGCATTATATCTAATAAAAGAAGCCGGCAATCTAACAGATGAACAGATACATGCAGCTCTTGATGAAGTTTTAGATGATAGTATGATTTGGGAAATAAAAGAATCATTCTTTGTAGATGAATCATTTAGACTATGCCCAGGTACTTATACACTTAATAATAATATAGCAAGTAAAGAAACCGGTAATATAATAGCATACCCAAAAGATAAAATCTTGGTTGAATCATTTTTAGAACCAGTTGGGAATGTATTAGGTATAAATATATATGAAACTAAACATATAAAAACAAATCAAAAAATTTACATATCGGCCGAGGACATAGATAGATAATGAGCATTAAAAAAGGAATGACATTTAAAGAATATGAAGCTATGTGGGAAGATGCAGCAGCAAATGCTGTAGGCCATGGTGGTGTAGCAATGCCAGCCGATATGATGCCAAAAGATAAACATAAAAAGCATAAAGATAGAGTCAAGAAATCAGTATATGATGGCAGAACTAAAGAGGGTAAAAAGTTTGTAGAACGTATCCTCGCTAGGAGAGCAGCACGTGAAGCAACTAAAAAAATTACTTAATCTAGTAAAATCAATCTGGTACTATTTAGTACGCCTATTCACAACAAGATATACGATACACGTTTCCTATGATAGCCAATGGGGAAATGAGGACGACCAAGAATTCCATGGTGTTAAGAAAATAATAAAGCAAAATTTCAAAGAATTAAAATTTCGTACTGAAGATAATAAATGTATACATATACGAGGTATGAATGGTTTGAGATATAAGATAGAGGAAGAATAATGCAACAATTTTTTATAGCTATTATATTAGTACTCGGTCTTGGTTCATGGTATCTATATAATCAGAACCAGACATTAACACAAAATAATATAAAGCTAGAAGCAGCTGTTGAAGAACAGAAAAAAACTATAGAAACAATTAAAGAACAATACGAGAAACAAGGTAAGTCTCTTTTACAAATGTCTCGTATGAACGCAGAGATAGAGCAAGAGAAAGCAGAATACCTTGCAATATTCTCAAGGCATAATTTAGATTTACTTGCACTTAAGAAACCTGGTATGATAGAAAGTAGGATGAATGGCGCAAGTGAAAAAGTAATGGAGGGCATTGAAAATGATACAGAAGAACTTTATAAGCTTACTGTTCCTGACACTGATAATTAATGGATGCTCTCTTATCCCAGCAAGGGATATAGAAATAGTATCTACACCAATCACAATAGATATTATGCAACCGGATTTACCAAGACCTGTGCAATTGACTGCACCAAAATGGTTTGTGGTATCTGAAGCAAAGATTGCAAATCCATGTAAAAAGGTTATGCAAGAAGATGGAAAAGAGAAAAGACCGAAAACATGTGATAAGTCTGAAAGAGAAAATCCCGACTGGCCAGATGGATATACATATCTCGATAGATTCCTAGATGAAATGAAAACTCAAAACAATGGTGAAATATTATTTGTTGCAACTACTATAGGTGATTATAAAGTTATGGCAGAAGATATGCAAGAACTAAAAAGATACATCAAACAAATGGGTGAGGTAATAGTCTATTATAGAAATGTGACAATCAATGATGAACCAGGCATTGGAGCTCAAGTTAAAAAATGATTGGTATAATCTTTTCTGTTCTTAAAGCTATAGTAAGATTATTACTAAAAACAGCAGCATTAAATTTTTTAAGACCACATTTAAAAAAATTAGATAAGTGGTGTGAAGAAAAGATTGGTATAGATATAATCAAACAAGAAAAGAAATGGTTTGAAAAGCACCCTTTACTGTTAAAACGAATTGAAGATTTGGAACAGGAAACTCTTACCATAGCTGGAAAATTAGAGAAATTAGAGAAAAAATAAATTTACATTTATCACAAAATGTGGTATAATATATTATTATGAATGCACTCAATGTTATGTCTATAAATGTCACCAAAAGAGATGGTACTATACAGCCATTTGATTTAGATAAAGTACACAAAGTTTTAGAATGGGCTACCCATGATGTTAGTGGTGTGTCCATGTCAGAGATTGAAATTAAAGCAAACATTCAATTGTATGATAAAATCCCAGCGTATGATATACATGAGCTGTTAATTAAATCAGCAGCCGAACTCATATCAGAACATACTCCAAATTATCAATTTGTTGCGGCAAGACTTATCGGATATAAGATGAGAAAAGAAGCTTACGGTAAATATAACCCTCCTAGGCTATGCGATATAATAAAAAGAAATGTAAAGCTTGGAGTATATGATAAAGAGATACTAGAAAAATATACAATGAAAGAGTTATCTGAGCTGAATGATTATATAAAACATGATAGAGATGATAACTTTACTTATGCTGGTATGGAACAATTCAGAGGTAAGTATTTAGTACAAGACAGAAGAACTAAACAGATATATGAAACACCTCAAGTTTTATATATGATGATATCAGCAACTCTATTTTCTAATTATAAAAAAGATAGGTTAAGTTATGTTAAAGAATATTATGATGCTATTTCGCAATTTTATATCTCACTACCTACACCAATTATGGCAGGTGTTAGGACACCAACTCGACAGTTCTCTAGTTGCGTACTCATTGAGTCTGATGATTCTCTTGATTCTATTAATGCTACCTCTACTTCAATAGTAAAATATATTAGTAAGAAAGCCGGTATAGGAATAGGTGCAGGTAATATTAGAGCATTAGGTGCTAAGATTGGTGATGGTTCGGTTGTACATACTGGGCTAATACCTTTTTTAAAATATTTTCAATCAGCAGTAAAATCATGTTCTCAAGGTGGAGTCAGAGGTGGTGCAGCAACAGTGTACTTACCATTATGGCATTATGAGTTTGAAGATTTAGTAGTTCTAAAAAATAATAAAGGTACCGAAGAAACTAGGGTACGTCATATGGACTATGCATTTCAGTTTAATAAATTAATGTATGAAAGATTAATAGAAGGAGGTAAGATTACTTTCTTTGACCCTAATGATGTCCCTGGATTATATGATTCATTTTTTATAGACCAAGATAAATTTAAAGAGTTATATGAAAAGTATGAGCGTGCAACTTCTATAAGAAAAAAATCATTACCAGCATTAGAAGTATTTTCTAAATTTTTAACTGAAAGAAAAGACACAGGTAGAATATACTTAATGAATGTAGACCATGCAAATGAACATGGTTCTTTTATACCAGAGAAGGCACCAATACGTATGTCTAATCTGTGTTGTGAAATAGATTTACCAACAAAACCATTAAACAGTTATGATGATGAAGATGGTGAAATATCACTATGTACATTATCAGCAATCAATTGGGGATTAATAAATGAACCATCAGAATTTGAAAAATATTGCTCTTTGTCTGTGCGTGCTCTTGATGAGTTACTTGATTATCAGAGCTATCCCATCAGAGCTGCAGAGCAAGGAACCATCAATCGTAGACCACTTGGTGTCGGCATTATCAACCTTGCTTACTTTTTAGCTAAAAGAGATTTGAAGTATGATAAATCTGCATTCAATATAATAGATGAATATGCTGAAGCTTGGTCATATTATCTTATAAAAGCATCAGCAGACCTAGCGGTTGAAAAAGGAAAAGTGATATATAATAACGAGACTAAATATGGAAATGGGATAATTCCCATTGATACATATAAAAGAGCGATAGATAAATTAATAGCGCATCGAGAACGTCTACCGTGGAAAGCTTTGCGAAAGCAACTCAGAGAAACAGGTATTCGAAACTCAACGCTCATGGCATTAATGCCGGCTGAAACAAGCGCTCAAATTAGTAATAGTACAAATGGTATTGAACCTCCTAGAGCTTTAGTATCATATAAGCAATCTAAAGACGGTGTTATGGCACAAGTCGTACCTGGCTATCACCATCTTAGAAATAAGTACGATTTACTATGGGATCAACAGTCGCCTGAAGGCTACTTGGGAATATGTGGAATATTACAGAAGTATATTGACCAAGGAATATCAGTTAACACATCTTACAATCCGGAACATTATGAAGATAATAAGATTCCGATGTCTGTTATGTTACAAGATATTGTGACAGCCTATAAGTATGGTCTCAAACAACTATATTACTTTAATACATTTGATGGAGCTGGAGAAATGAAAGAAGAATTACCTTCAGCTGTTGATGATGCTGCTGATGTTATGTCAGGTTATAATAGATACGAAGAGGAAGAAGATTGTGAGAGTTGTAAGATATGATAATTAAAAAGAATAAAAAATCACACCTAGATAGGAATATGTTTTTTGATGGCTCAGTGGATGTAGCACGATATGATACAGTGAAATATCCACAGATAGAAAAAATAACTGATAAACAACTTGGATTCTTTTGGAGACCCGAAGAGGTAGATGTTTCAAAAGATAAAAAAGATTTTCAGGGATTAACTCCACATGAGCAACACATATTTACATCTAATTTAAAAAGACAAATACTATTAGATAGTGTTCAAGGTAGAGCTCCTACAGAAGCTTTCCTACCGATATGTTCTTTGCCAGAGTTAGAGACATGGATTCAAACATGGTCTTTCTTTGAGACAATTCATAGTAGGTCATATACACATATTATTAGAAATGTATATCCTGACCCATCTTTTGTTTTTGATAACATATTGGATATAAAAGAAATATTAGAATGTGGAAATGATATAGGAAAGTATTATGATGATCTTATAAAAAATCCAACTAAAGAAAATTTATATATGTGTATGATGAGTGCTAATGCACTAGAAGGAATTAGATTTTATGTATCTTTTGCGTGTTCATGGGCTTTTGCAGAACTTAAAAAAATGGAAGGTAATGCAAAGATAATTAAATTTATTGCAAGAGATGAAAACACACACCTAGCTTCAACAACTGTAATGATTAGAGGGTTAAAAATAGAAGATAAAGAATTTACAAAAATAGGTAAAGATAAAGAAGATGAATGCGTAGAATTATTTATGAATGTTATCAACCAGGAAAAAGAATGGGCTGAATATTTATTTAAGGATGGTTCTATGATTGGGCTAAATGAAACAATTTTAAAAGACTATATAGAATGGATTGGAGCAAAAAGAATGAGAGCCGTTGGTTTACCATGTCCATATAGTGTACCACAAATGAACCCATTACCATGGACGGAGAAATGGATTAGTGGAGGTAATGTACAGGTAGCACCGCAAGAAACTGAAATAAGTTCATATGTTGTTGGTGGAGTAAAACAAGATGTCGATGAAAAAACATTATCGGGTCTATCACTTTAGGAAGGAATGTCAGATATAGCAGGAATAATGATAACGTTTGGTATAGCATTCAGTGGATTGTTATACGTGACTTACGATAATTTAGAATATAAAGGCTACCCAAGAAATAGTAGTTGCACAGGAGAATGTTATGAAAAATATGTTGAAGAAAATGGTACAGTGGTTGAACAACTTCTTGCCAAACAAGCAGAAGCAGCCGTCGATCCATATAGTTCCATTAGAGGACTTTGGTCGGGATGCGCGGCTTGCCACGGTGCAGAAGGCCAAGGCATGGCAGTCTTCCCTGCGTTGGCCGGACGAAGTGCTGAATATGTATCTGAAAGACTATACGCATACAAGAATAGAGAAACAGTAGGTAATATGTCATCTACTATGTGGGGACAAGCAGCAATGTTATCAGATAGTGATATAAAAACTTTAAGCGAATTTATTGAAATAGAATTAAAATGAAACAAATGGAAATAGAATATAAATCATCAGACCCTGAAACGGCAAAACAAATAGGTATACGCTGGGACCCAGAACCAGCAACACCAGAACAGATAAAAGAATGGCATGATACTGACGGTAAGTACTGGGCCGATAAGTCATTATCATTTGTAGCTATAGCAAGTATAATACAAATTAGTGCATTAGCATTTATGTTAATTACAATGGGAGCAATACAATTTTATATGGAGATACAACCATGATAGAAATATATGGAAAAGACTTCTGTCCTTTCTGTGATAAGGCTGTAGCATTATGTGAACAAAATAATTATGAGTATGTTTATAAAAAGTTAGGCAGAGATTTTACAAGAGAAGTATTATTTGAAGAATTTCCTGGTGCAAGAACCTTTCCTCAGATTAGAATTGATGGTGATAACATAGGTGGTTATGACCAACTACATAAATGGCATGAAATGGATTGGAATGAAAAATGATACTGGATTGCGAATACTGCTATAACAGAATAGTAATCCGACCCGATGATAGGGAAGTAAAAATTAATTTTTGTCCACACTGTGGTGAACCTACAGATGATGAAATGGACGAATTAGAATTTGATGTCTAATTGGATATACAAAGGAGCAGAGTTTGAGCCTCCTAAAGAATTTACACCAGAAGTCTATTATGGATTTGTCTATTGTATAACTAATAGAGCAAATGGAAAAAAATATATAGGTAAGAAATTCTTTTGGAAGAGTAAAACATTACCTATCACAAAAACAAGAAAAAGAAGAAAAAGATTAAAAGTAGAGTCAGATTGGAGAGATTACTTTGGTTCAAACAAGCATTTAATCGAAGAAGTATCTACATCTGGCAAAGACATATATTATCGTGAGATATTACATTTATGTAAAACAAAAGGTGAATGCGCTTATTTAGAAGGAAAGGAACAATTTGATAGGGAAGTACTTTTAAGCGATAAGTATTATAATGGTATTATAAATTTACGTATTGGTTCAAATAGTGTAAAAAATTTGTTTACATCAGATGAATAATGTGGTATAATATACAGATATATGGGTAAAATAATTAAATTTCCTACTGGCGAAGAACTTAAACTTTCTGATATCAAAAAGAAAAAGAAGCCAGAAACAGCCGAAGAACTTGGAGCGAGAGTATCTAACGAATGTGTAGAAGTTTCTCATTTCCTGTTTGAATTAATGGAAGAGTTTATAGTAACTGGGCAAGCATCCCAGTGGGAAACTCTTATGGAAATGCAATTAAGAAATAATCAGTATAGAGAATCAAGAGATTTTTTTGTTGTTGTAAATTTATTAAATGCATTACTGTTAAGGTTCTATGGAATCCCTCATGATTTACAAAAGGATTTAGATAGATTATTTGTAAAAATAAAGGATATGGAAAAAAGACATATAGAAGCAGTTACTGACCCTAACGAAATTATATTTAACCCCGATTTTGAATTACCTGAACTACCTGAGGACCCTGATGATACTGATTGATTATAGTCAAATTGCACTAGCCAATATTATTGTGCAAAAGTTAAATGATGAAAATATGATTAGACATATGATACTGAATAGTATAAGAATGTATAATAAAAAATATAGAGACGAGTATGGTGAACTAGTTATATGTGCTGATGGCATGAATACCTGGAGAAAAGAGTACTATCCTTTTTATAAAGCTAATCGTAGAAAGAACAGAGATAATTCAGACCAAGATTGGAATGAAATATTTAGAATATTACACTTAGTGAGAGATGAGATTAGAGAATATCTACCTTACAAAGTTATACATTTAGAAGGTGTAGAAGCAGATGATATAATAGGTACATTAACAATGAAAACACAAGACTTTGGTCAAGATGAACCTATTATGATTGTATCCTCAGATAAAGATTTTATTCAATTACAAAAATATAATAATGTAAAACAATTCAGCCCTATACAAAAGAAGATAGTAACTGATAAGAATCCAAGGATGTATTTATTTAATCATATAATGCGAGGTGACAGTGGTGATGGTATACCAAATGTATTATCGGCTGATGATACTTTTGTATCTGAAGCTAAACAAACACCACTAAGACAAGTAAAAATTAATGAATGGTTAGATGCATCAGATAAACTAAGAGAGGTAATGACTGAAGACATATATAGAAACTATCAGAGAAACCAAACTTTAATTGATTTAAATCATATACCAGAAGAGGTACAAAATAAGATTATAAATAGTTATGAAGAACAATCGGAAACACCGAATATGAAAGTTCTAAATTATTTAATTAAAAAGAGATGTACTAATCTCATTGAAGTCGTGGAGGAATTTTACAATGGCTAAAAAAATGTTATCGGAAATAATTAGGTCTGCAAATGGACTACCGAGTAAAGAAGAAAGAATGAATTATCTAAAAGAGCATCAACACCCAGCTTTATTAGATATATTTAGAATTGCTTATGATGATGATATCGTAAGTCTATTACCAAAAGGTGCACCTGAGTATAAAAAAGATGATGCACCAGATGGATATAATTATACAACTTTATACAGAGAGTTTAAAAAATTTAAGTTCTTTTTTAAAGGACCAGTTGGTAATCAGATGAATCCTATCAAAAGAGAAAAGGTATTCCTAGACATACTAGAAACTTTGCATCCAGATGAATCTGAATTATTAGTTAAAGCAAAAGATAAAAAGTTTAAGTATAAGTATATTACTAAAAAATTAGTAAGTGATACATTTCCTAACTTATTGAAAAAAACTACTAAAGAACAAGATAAAAAACAAGCAGAATAATAATGAATATATTTGTATTAGATAATAATCCAGTTGTTGCTGCACAAATGCTTTGTGACAAACATGTACCTAAAATGATTGTTGAGTCTGCACAGATGTTATCAACAGCTCATCGCATGTTAGATGGTACCCCTGTCAGAAGACCTTCTAGGTCAGGTAAAACTATGCAACAGTACTATACATTTGGTGATGATAGAGATAATCTATATTACCTTGCAGTGCATAAGTACCATCCATGTACAACATGGACTATGGCATCTAAAGCAAATTATGAATGGCACTATAATCATTTTAAAGCTATGGGTGATGAATATACATACAGAAGAAATAAGATTCATGCTACTATAGATAAACTAGGAGACCTATTATCTAAAGTACCTGAGAATATTCCTGATATTGGTCTAACTGAATTTGCTCAAGCTATGAATCATTATCCAGATTGCAAGGTACAAGGAAATGCTGTACAAGCATATCGTAATTACTATCATGCAGCAAAGCCATTCGCAAAATGGGACTGGGGCAGAGAAGCTCCCAGTTGGTGGAAAGGATATATAGGACTTGCAAGTTAATGCCAACATACGAATTTAAAAATAAAGAAACCGATGAAGTATTTGAGCTGATAATGAAGTATGATGATAAAGTTAAATACTTAGAGGATAATCCACATATAACAGCATATTACTCAAAAGCACCAGCTATGGATTTTGATGGTGGTAAAAGTGTTCTTACAAGAGCAGGTGATGGTTGGAAAGAAGTACAAGATAGAATAAAAAGTGGATTACCACCACGACTTAAAGATAATATAAAAACAAAATGAGTGATTTCTTTGCAAGGTCAATGACTATCTTTTTCAGATTTATTGCTGATACGTTTTTTGCAAAAAGATATGGTCATAGAGCTGTGGTATTAGAAACAATAGCCGGTGTACCAGGAATGGTTGCTGGTATGTGGTTACATTTTAAAAGTTTAAGAAAAATGAAAATGGGCTATGGTCCTGATATTCGTGAAATGCTAGCAGAAGCTGAAAATGAAAGAATGCATTTAATGTTCTTCATACAATTAACTAAACCAAATTGGTTTGAGAGAGGATTAGTTTTACTAGCACAATTTATTTTTATGGTATTTTATTTTTTTGTTTATGTTATCAGTCATAGGACGGCACATAGAATGATAGCATATTTTGAAGAGGAAGCTGTTAATAGTTATACACAATATTTGCAAATGGTAGAAAATGGAGAAGTAGAAAACGTACCAGCACCAAGAATAGCGATACAATATTATAATATG